GCGTGAGCGTGAGACGCCCCGCGCCCCACTCGCGCTTAACGGGAACCTTGGCCGTGAAGCCTGCTTCGAGCAGTCGCGCCCCTTCGAGCCAAATGCGGGTACGCTCCCCCGCGCGCGTCTTTCCTAGTTTGGTCGTGAACGTCATGTTGATTGCCTCTGTGGTCTGTCTGTTGCTGTGTTCACTCAGGGCATGATGAGAGCGGGGACAGGGAACGCCGCGCGCACCTGTTCAGGTATCTCCCGCACCGCAAGCCGCTGCATCTCCTCGAAGGCGATGCTGTGACAGCCCGCGCGAATGTTGCCGCGTTCGTCGATGGCGTCGAGTTGATACGCCCCTACCGCGACCGTCTGCCCGTTGCGGTGCCACGTCTCGCCCTTGGCGCGGCAAGCCGTCGCCTTCAGATACGCAAGCACGGCTTGGCGGAACGGCACGTCAACGCCGCGTGACGTTTCGAGCCTGTCACCCTTGCGCCTAACGAGCGTAGGCGTTCCCCATGCGGCGCTGTAGAGGTAGCCCGCGCCCTTGCCTTCCTGCCACTGCTCTGGCGTGATCTTCTCGCGGCCAGCGCCATAACGCGCTTGCCACTCTGCCTCACGCCGCGCCCCAAGCACGTCAGAGGCGAGAGGGTCGAGGGCTTCAGCCGTCGCGGCAATCTCATGGGCCAGCCGCTTGCGCTGCAAGAGGTCGAGCAGCGGCGCAACGCGCGCAAAGGGCTTGCCCAAGCTCAGCCAAAGCTCCACAGCCTCAGAGAGGTCCGCAGCCGTCGCCCGGCCCTGCTCCAGCGTGAGACGCTTCACAAGCCGCAGTGCGCGGGCGTTGTCACGCTTCGCGACCTTGGCAGGGTCGTTATGGGCGTTCATCGCAGCCGTGACGCGCTCCACAGCCTCCGCAACTTGCGCCTCGAAGCCCTCGAAGCCCTCAACGCCCGTAAGCTCCAGGTATTCCCTCACAGTGTCCGCGCGGTTGGAAAGCTCCCCAAGCCGCGACGCAAGGTCAACGTGGCGCTGGCGCATTGGGTTGGCGATGAGGTCCGCAGCCGTCGCAAAGTCGCGGATGAGACCACGCGCGTTCATGGCGTCGCTGTTCTCAACACCATCGACGTAAACGACCTTGACGCCCAAGCCGTGCAAGGCGTGATGAGTGTGATTGCGATGCTTCGCAGTCGAGACGCTGTAGCCGTCTGCCTTGAAGAAGACCACGCGACGCCCGTGAGTGTCGCGAAGCTCTGTGAAGCGCGCCATGGCGTAGTGACGCCCGTAGCTGTAGATCGTTGCGCCCTCGAAGAACATGCGGCCATCGCTGGCGCGGCCAGTCGAGTGGGTTTGCTGCGCCCAAACGTGCGCAAGGTTGGCGTGGGTTCCGAAGACAGTCTTAACGCGAGCCATGATGTCAGGTCCTATTGATTGCAGTTGTGTTGATTGAGGGCGTGCGAGTGGCGTCAGATGCAGCGCGCGTAGTTCATGGCGCGAAGCACCGCGCGACGGTAGCGCGTATCGTCGTGAGCCTTGTTCGCGCACGCCATCGCCTGCTTCAGGCAGAACATTGCAGCGGCGCGGTCACGACGGCGGACAGCCTCAGCCGCAGCGGACAGGTGCATCACGTAAAGCGTGTGGGTCGTGTGAGACATCTCTAAAGCTCCTCTTGCCTGCACGGGACACAGCGCCCCGTGACCTGAAGACCATCGCACAAACTGATTACGATTGCAATCTGTCTGCACGATCTTTCTTCTAGTCACAAAGTATAAGAGCACGCGAATACTTGCGAGGTCGCCCAAGGTCTAACAACGTCGTGCAATCATTCTGTACCACTTCGCACAATACTCGCGACCTCGACGCCTCGACGCCCGTCGAAGTGTCGCAGCGCGGCCAATGTCCCCAAGGGTACGGGCGAAACATGCCAGCTTTACCACTCGACGGATACGCCATCCGTCACTAGTCCAGCATTATCAATAGCTTACACCACTTGCGGGGCGCGGCTGCGGGGCGCTGCTAGGGTCCCTATCGAGCCTGCCAAGCTGGCACGGACCTTGAAGACCCGACTTGAAAAAGGGTCTCTAAAGCTCAAGTTGTTGTTAGACCAAATCGGCTCGTGAAACGCTCCGGGGCCGGGGGTCCATTTGGGAGCAATTAGGGCTAAGTAGAGGCAAGTAGTCGCAAGTATTGCCACAGAGCAACCCGGTCGCGGGGTATTTTACAATCCGTACAGTGGGTTACGGGATTATCTGACGCTTAAGCAGAAAGAGGCGGGCCGGTTCCCGCAAACAACTCACCCCCGAATACTTCGGCACGACCCAAGAGGCACGTTAAGTGGCCCTAGAGACCTTCAACTTCCTTGACAGCCTCGCCCCGGCCAATCCGAGCCATAGCGATGGTCTGGTGCAGGGCGACGCCCACATTCGGGGCATCAAGCTCGCCATCAAGAACACCTTCCCGAACGTCACGGGAGCCATCACGGCCACCCAGGGCGCGCTCAACAGCGCTGCCGCGTGGACGACGAACGGCGTGAACCTGCTCGCTGACGCGGGCGTGTTCTTCAAGACGAACTCGACGGACGGGTTCCTCAACACCCTCGCGGGTGACATCGACGTACAGCTTCAGGGCGTCATCTCGACGACCTTCCAGAGGGCTGGTGGCGTCAACTTCCTCAAGCACAACGGCCAAGTCCAGATCACTGGCGGCATCAGTGCCACTCAGGAAATCAAGGGACCCGGCATCACGCCCATCGGCGCTGCTGTCATGTGGTTCGATGACGTGCTCCCCACGGACGGACTGTGGGTATGGGCGAACGGCCAAGTCATCGCCAACGCGAACACCGTGGCTCCCGTGCTTCTCGCACGTTGGGGCGCGCGCTTCGGCGGTAACGGCGTTACGACCATGGGCGTTCCTGACATGCAGGAAGTCGTCCCGGTCGGCAAGAGTGGCATGGGCGGCGCAACGGCTCCCGGCCTGCTCACGAGCATCGTCAGCGGGTACAAGACCGTCGTCAACGCCATCTTCGGCGCAGACACGCACACGCTCACGACGCCTCAAATCCCGTCGCACACGCACGCCAACACGCTGTACGATCCTGGTCACACCCATACCGGCTCAGCGCACACCACGGGCCAGCCTGTGCCTTCGCAGAACGGCAACGCTGGTCAGGGCGCTCAAGCTGGCATCGACTACGCGGCCACTGGCATCCAGATCACCAACGCTGCCGCTGGCGGCGGTGGAGCGCATAACAACGTGCAGCCCTCGAAGGTGGTCAACTGGATCATCCGCATTGGCTGATCTGTTTCTCTGGCAATCCTGACAGCGGATTTGGGGGTAAGGGGGCTTTAGAGCCTCCAGAGGTCCTTAAGACCACTTCTATGAAGATCATTCCTTGATCCCATAGCAAGCTTCTTAAGAGCTTCTACAGAGCTTTCCAAAGCTCCCCCTCCGCATCCTCAACAGCAGCGTCCGTTGGTGCCCCTCACGCGAAGCGTGGGCCGCGCCACGGCGATGGAGTTCCTATTGAGCCTCCCCAAGCTCCGACAACTGGACAAGTTCGGTGTCATCGCAGACGCGGACCCGTTCGACCTCCCCTTGGGCGCTTGGTCGATGGCGATCAACCTCCGCTTCGAGGATGGTGCGATCAGAAGCGCCCCTGTGTGGCGTGGCGTGGCTGCTCTTGCAGACACCAGCCCGCGCTTCGTGTACGTCGCCAACGCGGCAGACAGCACCAGCAAGGTCTACGTCGGCTACTTCAGCGGCCTCGTCAACGAGTGGACGCCGAGCAGCGAGACTGACGTGAACCCAACTGGCACCACGGCCTCCAACGCGGAGGCGCAGTGGTCCGGTGCGACGCTTGCAGGCGTCACCTACCTCAATCGAGAAGACCGTGTGCCGTGGGCGAGGAAGCCCGCAGACACCAAGTTCTCCAACGTCACGGGCTGGGATGCTACGTGGCGCGCAAAGCTCATCCGAGCTTACGGCAGCGCTCTCATCGCGCTCAACATGACCAAGGCGGGCGTTCGCTACCCGACCTTGGTGAAGACTTCGGACATCGTTACCACTCCGAACTCCCTCCCCGGTACGTGGGACAACACGCTGACGACCAACAACGCGACCGAAAATCCCCTCACGGAGATGAACGGCGAAATCGTTGAGGCGCAGCCCCTTGGTAACTCCCTCATCCTCTACAGCAACTCCGAGACTTGGCAGATGACTGCCGATGGCTCGAAGAACGTCTACAGCTACCGCAGGCTCCCCTTCAGTTCTGGTGCGATCAACACCAACTGTGTGGTCCCCGTCGATAACAAGCACTTCGTGTTCGGCGCGGATGACCTCTGGATGCACGATGGCACGCAGCAAGTGAGCATCGCGGACCAGCGAGTGAAGAAGTGGGTCTTCAAGAACCTCAACGCCAAGAAGGCGAACAGGTTCTTCACGTCCTACAACGCCGCTCGTGAGACCGTATCGTTCCACTTCGTCAGCGGCGACG